CGCATTCGCGGGTTTTTTTCGTCGGGCCGAAATTCCAGCCTGACCGGGTCCAAACGGGTAAATCAATGGCAGGTCGTCCTTCTTTCAAGCCAACACCGGCGCTGCGCCGCAAGGTGGCGGCGGCAAAGGCCGGCGGCATGACCGAAGAGTCGATCGCATTGGCGGTGGGCATCACGATCCCGACGCTGCGCAAGCATTTCATGCCCGAATTGACCACCGGCGCGGCCGTCAAGAAGATGGAGGCGATGGACGCGCTGTACGCGGCTGCCAAGAAGGGCAACGTGTCGGCCATCAAGACGGTGCTGCTGCTGCAGTCCGGATCTGAGCCGCCGCCGCAGCCTGGATCCGACCCTGCAGCGGCCGCGCCGCCGCCTTCGCAGCGACTTGGAAAGAAGGAGGCCGCGCAGATCGCGGCGTCGAGCGCTGCGGACGGCACGGACTGGGCGGGCATCCTGCCCGGCAGCGCTCAGGTTCAATAGCCGATGGCCTGGGACCTGAGCTGTCCCGACTGGGAGCAGCGGCTGCGCAGCGGGCGCACGCTGGTGCCGGATCTTCCGCTTGACCTGGTGGCCGGCAATCGAGCGGTGGCAGCCTTCGACCGGCTGAAGCTGGCCGACGTGGGCGGCACGCCGCGGCTGGGGCCCGTGCTGGCGAGCGATCCGCCGGAGCAGGAGGGCGACGCCGCCGGCGAGTGGTTTCGCGACATCGTGCGCGCGCTGGCCGGCAGCTGGGACCCGGTGCTGCGCCGGCGCTTCATCCGAGAGGTCTTCTGCCTGGTGCCGAAGAAGAACTCGAAGACCAGCTACGGCGCGCTGCTGATGTTGACCTTCCTGCTGTTGAATGAACGACCACGCGCGCCGTTCATCCTGACGGCTCCGGTGCAGGACACCGCCGAACTGGCATTCAGCCAGGCGGCCGGCGCGATCGCGCTGGATCCGGTGCTGGAGAAGAAGCTGCACGTGCGCGAGCACCTGAAGACCATCGTGCACCGCGAAACGAAGGCCGAGCTGGAGATCATGACCTTCGATCCGGCGGTGGTCACCGGCAAGAAGCCGGTGGGCACGCTGATCGATGAGGTGCACGTCATCGCGAAGAACGGCAAGGCGGCGAGCGCGCTGCGGCAGATCCGCGGCGGCATGCTGCCGTTCCCCGAAGCCTTCCTGGCCATGATCACGACGCAGAGCGAGGAAGTGCCGGTCGGGATCATGCGCAGCGAACTGCAAAAGGCGCGTGACGTGCGCGACGGCAAGTTGCATGCGCCGATCCTGCCGGTGCTGTACGAATTCCCGGCCGAGATGCAGCAGGACAAGACGAAGCCGTGGCGCAATCCGGCGAACTGGCACATGGTCACGCCGAACGCCGGCCGCTCCATCACCATCGAGCGCCTGAGCGAGGAATGCGAGATCGCCGAGCGCACCAGCGAAGAGGAACTCAGGGCCTGGGCATCGCAGCACCTGAATATTCAGATCGGGCTGGCGCTGCACACCGACCGCTGGATCGGAGTCGACTACTGGGAGCAGCAGGGGACGGCCGGGCTCACGCTGAAGGAACTGCTGCGCCGCAGCGAGGTCGTGACGATCGGCGTCGACGGCGGCGGCATGGACGACCTTCTGGGGCTCTCCGTCCTCGGGCGCGAGGAGGGGACCGGGAATTGGCTGCACTGGGGCCACGCGTGGGCGAATCCATCCGTGCTCATCCAGCGCAAGAGCGAAGCGCAGCGCCTGCGCGACTTCGCGGAAGACGGAGACCTCTCGATTTCTGAAGTCGGTGACGACATGACTCAACTCGGCGACATCGTCGAGGAGGTCGAAGACTCAGGACTGCTCGACAAGATCGGTGTCGACCAGGCCGGCATCGGCTCCGTGGTCGACGAGATCACCGGGCGCGGCATCGATCACGAACGCATCGTCGGCATCCCGCAGGGCTGGAAGCTGATGGGCGCCATCAAGACGACGGAGCGCAAGTTGGCCGCCGGCGAGCTACACCACGGCTCCAGTCCGCTGATTGGCTGGACGGTGAGCAACGCGAAGACCGAGCTTCGCGGCAACGCCGTGATGATCACGAAGCAGGCATCGGGCACCGGAAAGATCGACCCGCTGATGGCGCTGTTCGACTCGGTGGCCCTCATGGGCATGAATCCGCAGCCGCGCAAGAAGAAGTACCAGTTGCTGTTCGTTTGAGCGGCAGTCGCATCCACAACAGGCCCGCATCGAGCGGGCTTTTTCATTGGGTAAATCTATGAACAGAGCCTGGTCAACGCTCACTCTGAAGGCTGTCGACGATGCCAACGGCAAGCGCCGGTTTACTGGCATCGCGTCGACGATCAGCACCGATCGCATGGACGACGTCGTCTTGCCGAAGGGTGCGCAGTACAAGCTCCCGTTCCCGCTTCTTTCGCAGCACAACAGCCGCGAGCCGATCGGTTGGGTCAAGGCCGTTCGCGCCACCGACAATCAGATCGAGGTCGACTGCGAGGTGCACAACGAAACCACGCCGGGAAAGCTGAAGGACCGTCTCGACGAGATGTGGCAGATGCTCAAGGCCGGATTGGTCGGCGGCCTGTCGATCGGCTTCAACCCGATCAAGAGCGCCCGCATCGAAGGCACCTACGGCTACGAGATCCAGACCTGGGACTGGTTGGAGCTCAGCGCAGTGACGATTCCTGCGAACGCCGACTGTTCCATCACCTCAATCAAGTCGATCGACAGCGCTGCGCTGGCCGCGTCAGGCCGGAAGCAAAGCGACGTCGATCGGCAGAAGCCCCCGCGTTCGGGAGCCCAGCCAGCCGCCAATCGAGGCGGCTTTTTTGTTCTTCCCGAATAGGAAACTCAAATGAAGACCTTGAAAGAACTGCTCGAATTGCGCGCCAACAAGGCCGCGCGGATCGATGAAATCTCCACCGCTTGGGAGCAGAAGGATTACCAGCGGACCAGCGAAGAGCGCGAGGAACTCGTCACGCTCAACGCCGAAGTCGACCAACTCGACGATGACATCCTCATTGCGCGCATGCACGAGCGCAAGGCCGCGAACGCGCACCGCGTCGATGGCTCGAATGGCGAGAACGGTTCGAACAGCCGCGGCGGGATCAGCTTCGTGAAGTCGCAAGACCCGGACGACAAGTTCAAGGGTCAGAGCTACACCAGATTCCTGATCGCCAAGGCCGCGGCCTACGTCCAGATGCGGGATGGCAACTACGTGACGCCGGCCGACATCGCGCAGCACCGCTGGGGCAAGACCCACCCGAAGCTCGTCCAGTACATCAAGGCGGCCGTCGCCGGCGGTGGCACCGGATCGGGCGAGTGGGGCGCCGAACTGGCCGCGTCCGATACCCGATTCACGGGCGACTTCGTCGACTTCCTCTACGGAATGACGGTGTTCGACCGTCTGCCGCTGCGCTCGATCCCGGGTCGCGTCCACGTCAAGGGCCAAGACGGCGCAGCGACCGGCTACTGGGTCGGCGAGTCCAAGGCGATCCCGGCCACGAAGCCGGACTTCTCCGACGTGGAACTGCTCCCGCTGAAGGTCGGGGCGATCGCCGTCGCTTCGAAGGAGTTGATCGCCTCGTCCTCGCCGTCGGCTGAAATGCTCATCCGCGACAGCATCGCGGAAGCGAGCGCTCAGCGCGTCGACACGACCTTCCTGTCAGCGGCAGCGGCGAGCGCCGGCGTTTCTCCGGCCGGCATCCTGAACGGTCTGTCGGCTCTGGCGCCATCGGGCACGGATGCCGCAGCCGTTCGTGCGGACATGATGTCGCTCTATTCGTCGTTCCTGGCAGCGAAGAACGCGTCCGGCCTCGTGCAGATCATGACACCGTCGATGGCTAAGGCGCTCGCGCTGCTGGTCAACGCGCTCGGACAGCCGGAGTTCGTCGGCCTGAACGCGAACGGCGGCACGCTGCTGGGTGACCCGGTCTTCACGGGCGACAATGTCACCCCAGGCGACTGGATCCTGCTGAAGCCGTCCGACATCTGGAAGATCGGCGACGGCGGTGTCCAGGTGTCGATTTCCGACACGGCCACGATCGAGCAGAACGATGCACCTGCGGGCGCTTCGGATACGCCGGTCGACATGGCGTCGCACCGCGTGTCGATGTGGCAGACCGAGTCGGTGGCGTTCAAGGTGGTCCGCGCCATCAACTACGCGAAGCGCCGTACGGGCGCCGTGGCGGTCCTGTCGAACGCCGAATACGGCGGCGTCGTCAGCTGATCGTCGAGCGAGAGAACCCGAGCCCCGGTCGCTGCGAAGCCTCCGGGGCTTTTCCATTTTGGAGAAGCGCATGACGATTCGGATGAAGTCACTGAAGGCACATACCTACGCTGGAAAGCGCCTGCAGGCCGGCCAGGAGTTCGACGCGCGCGGCGAGAGCGACAAGCGCGTGCTGGTGGCCATCAAGGCTGCCGAAGTAGCGTCGCCCGTCGTAGCCGCTCCGGCCCCAAACATCGAGCCGCCGAAGGCGCGCACTTACGAACGCCGCGACCTCGTCGCCGAAACGCCCGTTGCGGCGGTGCCGCGCGCCGAGCAACCGGTCGAGCAACTTGCTGACGCTGCCACAGGCCAGGCCGAAGAGCCGCAGCTGGCGGCTGAAGCCAAGCCGCGCCGCACGTACCGCCGCCGCGACGCGACCGTCGAATGAACCTGATCGTCTCCGCTCGCCGCGGCATCGCGCGCGTCGTCGGCGCGTTCACGAAGGCCGCGCCGACGCTGTCCAGTGTCGACGGCTGGCGCGGCCGGTGGCATACGCTGTGGGACAGCGACACCAACCCCGGCGACTGGCAGCGCGACATTCACATCGATCGCGGAGCCGTCCTCGCGAACTGGGCCGTCTTCTCGTGCATCACGCTCATCGCGAGCGACATCGGGAAGCTCTGCCTAAACTTGGTCGAGACGATCAACGGCATTGAAGTGGAGACGGCGAGCCCGTCATTCAGCCCGGTACTTCGCAAGCCGAATCGCTACCAGACGCGCCAACAGTTCATCGAGCAGTGGCTGATTTCCAAGCTCACGAACGGCAACACCTACGTTCTGAAGGAGCGCGATGGGCGCGGAGTGGTGGTGGCCATGTACGTGCTCGACCCATGCCGCGTCCAGCCGCTCGTCTCGATCGAAGACGGCTCTGTCTACTACCAACTGCAGCGCGATGACCTATCGCAAGTCGGTGATGGCCTGCCGGCGGTGCCAGCCAGCGAGATCATGCATGACCGAATGAACTGCTTGTTCCATCCGCTCGTCGGGCTATCGCCGATCTATGCATGCGGCCTGTCTGCCATGCAGGGCCTGAAGATCCAACAGAACTCGGCCAAGTTCTTCCAGAACATGAGCCGCCCGAGCGGCGTGCTCACAGCGCCAGGCCAGATCAGCGACGAAACGGCGCGGCGCCTCAAGACCGAGTGGGAGAAGAACTACAGCGGCGACTCGATCGGCAAGGTCGCGGTGCTGGGCGATGATCTGAAGTATTCAGCGATGACGGTGAACGCGGAGGACGCGCAGCTCGTCGAGCAGCTGAAGCTCTCGGCCGAGATGGTGTGCTCCACCTTCCACGTGCCGAGCTTCAAGATCGGTGCCGGAGTGATCCCGGTCGGGCAGAAGGTGGAAGACCTGAATCAGATCTACTACAGCGACTGCCTGCAGGCGCTGATGGAATCGATCGAGGTTCAATTGGACGAAGGCCTCGGTCTCACGCAGGTCGTCGGCCACCAGTACGGCACGGAATTCGAACTGGACGATCTGTTGAAGATGGACTCGGCCACGCTCACGAGCGTCATCGCCGAGCAGGTCAAGGGCGGCATCAGCAAGATCGACGAGGCTCGAGCTCGACTGGGCATGCCGCCGATTCCAGGCGGCGATACCGCGTACCTGCAGCAGCAGAACTATTCGCTCACGGCCCTAGCCAAGCGCGATGCCAGCGAAGATCCGTTCGGCACTCCAAAGCCGCCGGCGCCGCCCGCCCCCGCACCTGCTCCAGTCGATCCCGCCGCCGGCAAGGCGTTCGAAGACCTGCGCGCAGCTCAGGAGCAGACCATGCGCCTGCTCGAAGAGCTGCGCAGCGCCCAGCCGACACGCGAGGAGACCGAGGTCGAATCGTTCAGGTTCTTCGCGCAGCGCATCGAACGCGCGCTCGCGCCTGAGGCTGCGTGATGGGGCGGGACGGCCGCGATGGCCTGCCGGGCGAGCAGGGCCCACCCGGGAGGCCTGGCCGAAGCATCAAGGGAGATCCCGGGCCCGTCGGACCTGCCGGCCAGAGTGCCTACGAAGTGGCCGTCGAGAACGGCTTCGTCGGCACTGAGGCCGAATGGCTCGCCTCGCTGCGCGGCCCGAAAGGCGACAAGGGCGAGCAGGGCCCCGCCGGGCGCGATGGCGCACCCGGGCCAGCCGCGCCGCAGACCTCATGGCGCTTCGATGTCGAGCGCGACCAGGACGGCCTTCTCACCACCATCTGGGCGACGCAAGTATGAGCAACGCACCTACCCAGGCGCCAGCGCCGGCGCAGAAGCTCGAAGCTGCACGGGCCGTTCTGCGCGCCACGATCACCGTGACCCGCGCCGCGACCGGCAAGGTCGAAACCTATGAACTGATCGGCACCGTGCCGGCGAAAGAGGAACCAAAGCCATGAGCGTGACCCACCCGACTGCAGTCCGCAATGCCATCGCCGACTTCGTCGTCGGCCAGCTCGACGGCTCTGACCCTGGCCAACTGGTCTTCCGCCTGACCGGAAGCGCGGGTTCGCCGGGCGCCGCCGTCGCGACGCTGACTCTGAGCCAGCCCGCATTCGGCGCGGCATCCAGCGGCACGGCCACGGCTGACACCATCACGAGCGACACGAACGCCGCCGGCAATGCGTCCGCAGTTGCGACCGCGACCCTGCAAGACGGCGCAGGCAATGTGATCGTGCACTGCGCGGTCGCCGGCAGCGGGTCGGACATCAATCTCACCGGCGGCCTCACGATCGGCGCTGGCGACACCGTCTCTTGCTCCGCGCTCACCTACAGCGCACCGGCCTGAGGGTAGCCAAGGCCCTCGGTAATGACGATCACGACCTTCGCTACGGCTGGAGACGGAGCGACCAGCGTACTGACGCACGACGTCGACTTCCCAGACGGTTGTGACGTCGCGCTGAAACTCTCGTTTTACAACGGCACCGGCGGCCCGACGGCGGTCGACGTGAATGGCACGGCGGCGGTTGCCGACGCCACGAACAACGACGCGCAGCTCTGGCGAGCGAAGAACGTCGCAGGCGGTGGCGCGACCGTCACGGTGACGAATTTCGACGCGAGCGGAACGTACCTGTCGGGCGCTATTCAGGATTTCCCCGCCGGCACGCTCGACACGCTCGAGGCCGTTGGCAACGCGTACAACAACAACGGTTCCGACACAAAGTCGATCACGTCGACTGGCGGCTCCCCGCTGATCGGCGACTTGGTTATCGCGGTCGACGGGCGCCAAGCGACATCGGTCGACAGTGGGTTCAGCACCAGTTTCAGCCAAGCGAGCGGATTGGGATTCGAGCCTGGGTCGGGTTTCTACAAGACGGCAACCGCAGACGGCGCGCAGACCGCCACGTTCCACAACGCGGACAGTTCCAACACCACGACCATCATCGCGGTTTATCGCGCGGCGGTTGGTTCGACGCATGATGCCGGCGGCGATCTAGTTTCGGGCGCGTCCGCCATCTCCGGCACGGCGACACGTCACGTCCTGCACCAGTCGAGCGGAAGCCTTGCCGCCGGCGCGGCCAGCGTGTCGGGCAGCGCGGCGCACTCGACGGGACTGGTGACGCACGAAGCCTCTGGCGACCTGGTTGCCGGCGCTGCATCGGTTTCCGGTGCCGCGGTGGACGCGACCGGCGAGAACGTGGCGATCGCGGCGGCGGTTTGGGCGCATCAGATGCCAGACGGGCGCACGGCGGGCGAGATCCTCGTCGAGACGAACCTGATGGCGAAGGAGCTCTGGCGCGTGCACGGGCTCGACATCACACGGCCGCTCGTGGTGGCGACGAACAGCCGAGCCGCCGGCGACCAGACGCAAAGCATCACCGAGGCGGGCGGCGTGGTGACCGTGCGGCGCACGTGATCGACCTGCGCGGCATCGCAGTCCAAGGGCTCGGATACGAAAACCTCTCGACGGCTGTGCAGGGCTTCTTGCCCATGACCGTCATTCACCCCGGATCGGGCGGCGGGCCAGTGCGCATCGAGGTGCGAGCGCGCCGACGAGACGACGAGGAAATCTTCATGATCATTCAGGCGGCGCTGATGGCGTTGACATGCCGATGAACGCAAAACTTCTTGAGCTTTCCGACAGCGTGATTGCGTCAGTGAAGGGGTTCGTGGCTCGCAGCTTCGAACCGCTTGCCGCGCGCATTCTGGTGTTGGAAAACCGTCCCCTGCCGGTAGACGGCAAGGATGGGCCGCATGGGCGGGACGGTCTCAATGGCAAGGATGGTGCGCCGGGTGAGCGCGGCGTCGATGGCGCCCGCGGCGAGAAGGGCGACCAAGGGCTGCGCGGCGAGAAGGGAGAACCCGGCCCAGCCGGTCCGGCGGGCGAGCGTGGGCCAGCCGGCGATAAGGGAATGCCGGGCGACCGTGGAGAGACCGGACCAATCGGCAATGACGGAGCGCCCGGCACTGCTGGCGCGCGCGGCGAACCTGGTGAACGGGGAATGCCCGGCGAGAAGGGCGAGCGCGGCGACATCGGTCCGCAGGGCAAGGACGGCGCGCAAGGCGAACGCGGCCAGGCCGGCGAGCGTGGTGAGCGCGGCGAGAAAGGCGAGCCCGGAATTCAAGGCAAGGATGGCGCACCGGGTGAACGCGGCGAAAAGGGCGCCGACGGCATCAATGGCCGCGATGGCGCGAACGGCAAGGATGCCGACCTCGAGGCGGTCGCGGCCATGGTCTCGAAGGCCGTCGAGGCGATCGTCCCGGGACTG